ATGAATCAGAAATGAAACTGCCAAAGCTCAAGCTCTCCGTCCGCAAGGGCGCATCCGCAGACATCCCGCTGCGCCTCGAAACCGGAGCGCTGTCCTTCGCTGCAATCTCGGCGATGTCGAAATCTGCCCCGCTGCGCGTCACGGCGACGGGCCACAACATCCCGGACGGCTGGTACGTGGCAATCGTTGATGCGCAGGGAATGGATGAACTGAATGCCGCAGACAGCAACGACATCAGCGACAGCGAGTTCCATCGCGTCACGTGGATCGACGGCAATACGGTCGACTTCGACGGGATCAGCTCTGCCGGGTTCAAGACCTATACCAGCGGCGGCTACTTGGCTTTCTACGCGCCGATGAGCCTCTCCAGCTACACGTCGGCTCGCATGGACATCAAGACGCGCGTCGGCGGCGATGTGATCCTGGCGCTCAACACGACGGACGGGACGCTGGAGATTGACGCCGCGACGAGCACGGTGTGGATTCGCCTGCCGGATGACGCTCTAGACACTGTGAGTGCGCGCGACTATGTGTTCGACATCGAGCTGGTCCATGCGACAGCGGTCGATGCGATCTGCTCTGCTGAATCGGTCCTGACCGTGCTTCCCGAGGTGACGACCAGTGTTTAGCGGTATTCGCTGCCGCGCCGTCAGGCTGCGACAGCGCGTTAATCAAGTTGTGTCTGTTGCTGCATCGGCATGGGGTGGCGCCGAGAGATGGAGCGACGGGCGTACTTGGGACGGGCAGTTGCTCGGCAATTCCACTCAATGGGGCGGCGGACAGGCATGGCAGTCCGGAGACGCTTGGGGCGGATCTTCAGCAGCGAGCCTTTCAGGGAATCTTCGCGCATCAGTGCGTGTGAATGTGAGGACGTAGAAAATGGCAACATCATTCCCAACAGGGCTCGATGCAATTCAGCGCGTGGCCGCAACCGATTTGCGCAACGCACCTGGCAAAGAGGGCCACGTTCTGCACAACAACGTGTGCGACGCGGTGGAGGCGCTACAGGCGAAGGTCGGCGTCGATGGCAGCGCGGTGGCGACATCGATCGACAAGCGGCTGGCTGCAGTGGAATCGGAACTGGTGACAGTTGCCGACACAGCCGACACAGCGCTCGACTATTGCAACGAGACGATCGCCGGATCGACGATTGCTGGCGCGATCGCTACCGCCATGAATACCGATGCCCTATTCAGGATCCTGCTGATCGGGGATTCGACGGCTGACGCGACGACGGAATGGGCCTATTTGCTGTTGCAACAACTCCAGTCGCGCTACCCAAATGCGCAAGTGCAGCATTCCTTGTGGGATAACGTGAACAAGCGGTGGCCTGCGACCACAATCTTGCAACAGGGCAGCGGCAGTGGAGGAGTAATAATCCTCAACAATTGCTCGATTGCCGGCTCTCAACCCGACTGGATCATAGGGTCAGATTTCTTCAAAATCTGTAAAGTCGGAGCAGAATTGTTGATTCTCAATCACGGGCACAACATTTCAAACAGCGAATATCCAGACGCGCAAAAAATCATCACGCAATACGAAGAAAACGTCGAAAGCGCTCTTGCAATAGTTGGGCCGTGTCATGTTATGATTATTGCGCAGAACCCGCAAATGGGTTTATCAAATCAGACTAAAGCGACCGCCGCTCGTAAATACGCCACAGAATGCCGGTTTGTTTCAGCTGATGTCGACCTGGCTTTCGTGGCCGCCGGAAATGGGGAGAGTCTGCATTCTCCGGATCATGTGCACCCATCCGTGCCGGATGGCCATACGCTGATCAAGAATGTCGTCCTTGATGCCATTGATAACAAGCCGTCGTACATCGTGACGCCCAGCTTGGTGAACACCTATGCCGCCAACATGCTGTACAACGGAAATTTTGCCGCTGGATCGGCCAATGCCGTCCCAACTGGCTGGAGCGGAAACAACATAGGCGTCACGGATAGCATAACGCTTGGCGTCAACTGCGAGACGTTGCCCAGGGCTCTATCCCTGCTTGCGGCGAGCGGTTCGGGGCAAGCATGGATCAGGCAAGAGCTGGCGATCGAGGATTTCCAGGCGTGCGTCGGCAGAATCGTGACGCTGGCTGTCAGAATGTGGAGGCCCGTCGGCGCGCCAAATACCTGTGGAAAAATTCAGCTCTACGCCAGCGGCACCGGTACGCCGTCGCATGTGTCAGCGTCGTCGGATTATGGTCGAGGCGCTTGGAGCTGGCGATTCGTCTCCGTGACGGTGCCAGCCAATGCCACCGTTCTGCGAGCGTTCATTTATGCGGACACGTCTGCAACTCCGACGACCAATGCCGCATACGCAATTCTCGTCGATCGGGCAATACTCGTAATCGGCAGGCGCCCGAGAGACGCATCATGAGTATGATATGAGCATCGCGCATACAGAGACCGCCATCCTCGCCCGCCTGGCCGCAGCCATGCCTGGAACCTTCATCGCGAAAAATCCATGACCTTGACCCTCATCACCCAGCCGGATATCGAGCCGATTACTCTAAGCGAGGTCAAGGCGCACTGTCGCATTGAGCATAGGACAGACGACACGTTGATCACCTCGCTGATCACCGCCGCGCGCCTGGCTGCCGAGCACGAGCTGCAGCGTCCGCTGATCACCCAGACCTGGCAAGCGGCGTACGAATCGTTCCCGTCCGATCACTCTGCGATCGCGCTCGGAAAATTTCGCCCGCGTGCGATCCAGGGCATCACGTATCTGGACCAAAACGGCACCGAAGCGGATATGCCCGAATCGGCCTACGTCCTGGACGCGGCAACCGTACCCGGCTGGGTGCATCCCGCCTACAACACATCCTGGCCGAGCGCGCGCGCGTTCGCGAACTCCGTCCGCATCCGTTTCACCGCCGGCTATGGCGATGAAGCAGAAGACGTCCCGCAGTGCATCAAGCAATGGATGCTGCTGATGATCGGCTCCATGTACGCCTATCGCGAAGCAACAACCGAGCGCGCGCAGGCGATGATGCCATACCTGACACACCTGCTCGACCCTGAGAGGGTTTATCTGTGACACTCCCTGCCGGCACCATGCGCCAGCGCATCAAACCGCAGTACAAGACCGTCACGCGCAACGCCATCGGAGAAGAGGTTGTCACGTGGAACGACCTGGTCACCACAACAACCGATCACGCCATTTGGGCCGAAGTCTGGCCGTTGAAGGGCCGGGAGTTCTTCGCCGCGCAACAGACGCAATATGCCGCAGACGTCCGCTTTCGTATCCGCTACCGCTCGGACCTCACGCGCGAGCACCGCATCCTGTGGAATTCCGAGCCATACGACATCGTGCAGATTATCGACGTCGGAGCAGGCCATCACACGACAGAAATCATGGCCGTGAACGGTATCCGCAATGGACGTTAGCCGAAATGCAGAAGGCATTACCGCCACCGTCGAGGGGCTGGTGGATGGCTAAAACGCAAGTCATCGGCGTCGACAAATTTCGCACGGGGATCGCGGTCTCGATCGCCGCGCAACGACAGGACTTGCAGGCCGAACTGCGGGCCCTGGCCGATCAGCTGGCCCAGCAGATACGCGCCGCCTGTCCAGAGCGGACTGGCGCGCTCAAGGATTCGGTCAAAGTGATGGACGCCAAAGGGATCAAGGGATCGACGGTGCGCATCTCCATCGGCAATCGCACCGTCGATTACGCCGCGCACGTCGAATACGGCACCAGCCATGCCGCTGCGCAACCGTTCGTCCGCCCGGTCGTCGAACGGTTTCGCCAGCAGTTCCCCGGCCAGATCGAGCAGCTGATCGCGCAGACCTGGAGCAGCAAATGATCGAGAGCACGCTGTTTAACCTCATCCACCCCCTGCTCACGGGCGGTCTGCACTACAACCTGGCCCAACAGGGAGTCATCCGCCCGTACGGTGTGCTGACGGAAATCGTCACGCCCACCGAGAACACCCTCTCGGACGGACAGCCGATCCAGAATAGCCTCTACCAGGTGACGATCTGGGACGCCACCTATCTGGGCGCAAAGACGGCAGGAGAAGCGGTGGCCACCGCAATTGCTGCCGCCTTTGCCGCCGGCACGCTCACCGGCGTGCAGCGTAGCCGCCGAGGCACCTACGAATCCGACACCGAACTGCACGGATTCATCTACGAGTTTTCCTTCTGGTATCACTGACCCTCTGAACCTCACCCGCCGCCAGCCGGCGGCATTTTTATGGAGCACCGCAAATGCCATCCACCGCCCAAGTAGCACAGCAGTCGAAGTTCTACGTCTCCGGCACGCCCGGCTCAGCCATTTCAATCACTGGCATCACCAAATCGACCTCGGCCGTCGTCACCGCCACGAATACCCTCGCCGTGGGCGATGTGGTCATCTTCGGCGCCGTCACCGGCATGCCAGAGATCAATGGCCTGCTCGGCATCGTCACCGCCGCCACCAGTCCGAGCTTCACGGTCGCCATCGACTCATCCGGCTTTGCCACGGCGGGCACGACCGGGACCGCCACGCCGCAGACCTTCTCGAAGGTCGGCAACGTAATCGATTTCAACCCGGACGGCGGTACCGCGAACGTGATCGACGTCAGCAACCTCGACTCGACCGCCAAAGAAAAGCGCCAGGGCTTGCAGGACATGGGCAACTACTCGCTGACGTATGACACGGACGATACGGACGCCGGGCAACTGCGCTTGATTGCTGCCCGGACCGCTCAAGCCGTCGTCGTGTTCAAGCAGTATTACCCCGGCGGCCTGAAGATTCGCGCCTGGCAGGGATTCGTACAGAAGATCACCGAACCGGTCGCCGGCGTCGACAAAGTCTTGCGAGCGTCCGCCACCATCGTCGTCACCGGCCCGATCTTCCGCGGCTGATTCTTCCTGATCTATACCCACTGGAAACCTCATGGCCCTCGACAAATCTGCCTTGCTCGCGCTCTTCTCGCCCAAGATCATCGACCGGGACATTCCCGGTATAGGCACCGTTCGACTGCGCGAACTCAGCGCCCCGGAAGTCTCCGACATTCGCGAGGCGTGCAAGACCGAAGCGCAGAAAGCCGATTTCGGATTCCTGCTCGTCATCGCCTCGGTCGTCGATGACACCGGCCAACCCACCTTCAGCGCCGCCGACCTGCCGGCCCTGCGCGCGTCGGCCCAGTCCCGGATTGGCGAACTAGTCTCGGCCGTCATGGCCGTCAACGGCTTCTCGGTCAAGGAGGACGCCGCAAAAAACTAAGGGCCAGCCCGGAGCGACGGATGCTCTTCCGCCTCGCGTTGGCGATGGGGCGGACGATTCAGGAACTCCGGTCGACGCTTTCCTATGCCGAATTCTGTGAGTGGTGCCTGTACTACCAGATCGAGCCGTGGGGCGAAGACCGAGCGGATCTCCGTGCCGGAATTGTCGCTTCGACCATCGCCAACTATGCCGGAAAGCTGCGCGCCGAGGGCGCGGATCCGGCGCTTCCGGCAGACTTCATGCCCTACCTCGAACGGGCAGAGACTGCTGCAGATCCATCCGATGACCGGCCATTCACCGACGAAGAACTGGCCGCCTGGGCCGATGCGGCCATTTTTGGCATTCCACCGGAGTAAATCATGCTCTCCCTGATCAACATCGAAATCAACGCCAGCGTCGACAAGTTCGAAGCGGCCATGATTCGCTCTGCCGACATCGCCGAAGCGAGTATGTCAGCGGCGGCCGCCAACGCCGACCAGTTCCAGACGGCCTTCGACCAAGCCGCCACTGCGGCCGGCCAGTCATCGCAGAAGATGGCGAGCGACTTCGAAGCGGCGAACGATCGCGTTATGGGCGCTGCCGGGAAATCGTCCGAGGCCATTGACAGCATTAACCAAGCGGTCAAAAAAGTGGACGCCAAGTCCTGGCAGGAAAAGATCGCCGAAGCCATGGGCGCCGGTTTCGCGACCGGGCTTGTCGTCGCACAGACCTGGATGGAAAAGGTCGAAGAGTTCGTCAAAGCAAAATTGATCCTCATTGGCGTGGCGCTCGCCGCCGGCATCACCGTCGCCGCGGCCTCTGCGATCTATGCCGCGTACAAGATCGTCTCTTCCTCGGTCGGATTCATCGAGGGGTTGTTCACCGGCGACTCCTAC